AATATCTTAGTAGATGGACTGGCACTTGATACTATTGCCAATTTTCTAACCTCTACTGATTGTCCTGCTACTGCTCCTATACTGGCTAAATCCAGCTCAAATACTGTAGGTGCTGATGTGCTGTTTGTGATGGCATCTCCTATGGCATATGCTGTTGTGTCTGCTGGTCTTGTGAAATTTGTTGATATTTTCTTGAGTGTAAAACCAGTGCGTCCAATAAACGCTGTACCTGCCGCTAAAACTACTGCTCCAAGTTTGTTAAATATTCCTTTCAACATCGATATAAAAGACCAACTATCAGTTGTACCAGTCGTAGCAGGAGCATCCGTTTTAGTACCTAATACTGTTGACTGCATTTCTCTTACATTAACATGCAAACCATCTGACCCTACTACTGCTCTTGTATTAGTAGTAGCATCTTTAATCTCAACCGCTCCGATTTGTATATCGCCCACATTAACTGTAGCGCTAGTCTTCAATACATCGTTATCTGAATCATAAACCGCCGATAATATATCAGCGGTGTTTATTACATCTCCGTTCTCTTTTATTACCCTACCTGATTGTGGACTCATAGAATTAATATCTGGCATTTGCGAGACCTCCTAATAGTTATTTTTGTCTGTTGGGTTATTGAATACGCCTAGAGCTGTTAACGTTACCAATATAAGTTCTATCAATCTATCACCTTGAGGTATTTCGTAGTTGAAGTATTGCTTGAGGACGAATAAGATCAAACTAACAAGTGCCGTAAAAGCCACTGGACTTCTCCATCTCGATTGTCTATTCATCTTTATCTACCCCCTTAAATATATGTTTACAGTGACGTTCGCATGAGTCCATTCGTTTATGTAAAGATTTTGTCGATTCCTCTAATATGATTATTCGGGATCTATTATCTTGTATATCGGTTTTAACGCTAATTATCTCGTTTTTAATTTCCGTGATGCCATTACTAATTCCCTCCAGTTTAACAATAACAGTAGTTAGAGCCGTAGTATCCGTACGGTCGTCTTTCTGTCGATCTCTATCCATAGTGGTAGTACCTTGATAAATAGCAAACCCTACTGATATTACGGATATGAATATGGAAATTACTGATATAATCAAAGCAACTTCTATTGTCATTTTTTAGCCTCCTCTGCTACTTTGTCTTTTGTTTCTAAAAGGTTGAGACGTCCTTTTACGTCAGTTAAAACAACAAGTCCATCTTCTGCCTTTTTAAGTTTACCTTTTAATTCGACAATCTCGGCGTCGTATTTTTTCATCTTTTCTACCAATTTAGTAAAAGCTGTCTCTGTAGAAGGACTTGTATTGTCCGTATCGACGGAAGCGACTCCCTCGACATCTATATGTTTCCATTCGCCGTCGAATATAATAGCTTTACCATCAAGTGGAGTTGGAGGTTTCTTTTTAGTAGCGTGAGCTGGTATTAAATACACCCCTGGTTCTAATGGCGATTCGTCCGCTATTCCTTCGCTAAGTAGTTCTTTTGTTACTGGGTGATAATTATATATTTTCATATTTACCTCCTTAATATCTGATTATAGCTAGTAGAGCTACGTTCTTAACTTTTACTTCGGTTGCACCTGTCGATCCAGTTGTAAATGTATGAGTGTGCGAACCTCCTGAGGATGTAGTGTATTGTCGTGTAGTATTTCCAGAATCGTAATATGCAGCTTTAGTATTATATCCAGCACTACTTTGTATATCCACTGTATGCGTATGTGCTCCGTCACTTGCAGTGGTTCCAGTATGAGTATGCGCCTTATTATCGTCTGCTTGATATGATCCAAGTGAACGTCCAGTATCATATCCTTTACCATCATCTAAACCTCTAGGAAATACTCCTCTCATATCTGGTAGATTAAATGTAGTACTACCATCGCCAACACCAAAAGTAGTACCTATAGCCGAAAATAGAGCGGAATATGTAGTACGAGATACTGCTGCACCATTAGCTTTAAGCCAACCCGAAGGAGCTGATGAAAAAGGTACATAAGCGATTAGCCCTTTCAAATCAACAGTTACTGCTGATGCTATTTGGTCTTCTAAGGCTATTAATTGTGCGTATAATTGATCGGCGGATACTGCAAACGGACAACTAACAGTTCCTCGATTATCGGTTATTAACCCACTAACACTTGTAACACCGTGTGGTACTGAAATATAAGCTAATGCGTACTGATGTAAAGTTGACGTATTAGTCATTGTCGGAGCTACTGGAGAACTTCCAGGAGTACCTTTTTTGAATTTAATACTGTTTGCTCTTACTCCAGACGAACTATCTACTTCTAATATAATAGCGTCGATTCTATCTAGAGTGACTTCTGAATTATCTAAAAGGACGGCTAATGTTGCGTCATTTTTGGTCCACGTATTGTTAAACCAAGCACGACCTTTTCCAACACTAACTGTCATTCCAGAAACCCAGTTAACTTTCATTGCCGCTTCGATATTCTCGAATATGCCGTCATTAATTACGCCTGTGAATATCTCAGACATCTGTTCTGCGGTGTATTGTCTATCTCCGCCGACTGAATTGTAAAACCCATAACTAACTGTCATGTCATACCTCCTATTCTATGATTTCGAATGTAGGATATACTTGTATCCCGTCTTCTAGATTTTGAGACCTTATTATCTCAGTTATTCTGGCTGAGGCTTCGATACTATAACTACTTGCTAATTGTACTATGTCGCCTAAGAAGAAATCTACTCCCATTTTGAACGTACCATTAACGTCTATCGAACCATCAAACACTTCTAAAATATCCTTCTCTAATAAGTCTTCTAAACCCTTTTGTTGTAGTTGTGTTTGATAATCAGCATTTGATATAGGTGTCCCATCTACGGTTTGAGATATTCCACTCCCATCTGTATGAGTTTCTCTCCTAGATAATCCGGTTGTGGTCCCGACTACTGTGGTTATTTGATCAGACAATTCGCCCTCGCCTGAGACTAAAGATACATTCTTATAATTAGATTTTAATTCTTTATAACGACTGTCAAGAAGATTGTCGAATTGTTGGGAAAATACGACAAAAGGATTAGTTGACTGATTATACGACCTATCTACTCCCGAATATAAAGAGAATGTTAACATATCGTCGTCTTGTAACGTCACTTTAAATCCTATATCGTTAGTTTGACATAGAGTCTTTATTGCTTCATATACCTCTTCTCGTAGAAATTGGGCATCTACGGTTAAAGATGTTACTTGAGTGTCTACGGATTCGTTAAAAACTATATTAGGAATAGTTCTATCTGGGTCCGATGGAGATATAACATTTTCATTTAATAATAATTCTATTCCATCTTGTAGGTTTCCAGATAAAACTGTCTGGTTCCATACAATACGTCTTGTAAGAATGGATTCGGCAGATCGTCCTGTAACTTTAAGTCTGTGTCCGTCCTCAATATCAAATATAATTTCCACATTTTCTATAATCATGACGTATTCGGATTCCTCTAAATATAGATAGTAGTCTAGTTGTAGAATATCTAATATTTCATCGGATACTTTAGTATATAGTTCGAAATCGCCATATTCACTATATCTCTCTGTCCATATTAACGATTCAAACGCGTCTATAACCGATAATGCTAGTAAATCGGAATTCATAACCATAAGTTCCATACTATACCCCCTCGTACATTGTTTGGTTCTCTATTCTAAATTGTAGGTTTGTAACTCCCGTATCAGCAAAGAACATTAATTCGTTATCTCCATTAGTTAAAGATAACCAGTTTATGTTTTTACCTAAACAATTTAAAATACTGATAGAAGTTCCATCACGAGTGAGAATTATCGACTTACTTCCTTTATTGGTGGTTATAACAATATCGTCACCAGCGATTATCGGGTCTCCAGTTAAAGCTATAAGTTTATCTGTGTCTATAACCATGGATTCCTCAGTACCGGTATTGTAGATGGTTAGATTAGTACATTCTCCTAAGGCATGGATAAATATGGTAATTCCAATTTCAGAATCTCCTTCGTAGGAAATATTCTGTGCCTGACTTAAGATCATGTCACCCATTTCAAGTAACGGATTTATAAGCGATTCATTAGAGAATGGAAACTCAAAACCGCCTTCTACTCCAGAGAACAAGGTAGTCGTGATGTCTTCCGAATAGAAATATGGGTCTGGACATATTATAGATATACTTGTAGAGGACTGACTATCGAATATGTTTGGTTCATTGGACTCTACATACCCGTATATAATGCTAGTACGATTCTCAGTTTCTATTGTTAATTTTAATCTCTTCTTTATTGGAAAATATCTATATGATAGTTGCCTCATAGTCTCTACTCTTGGTAGGAACATCAGTACGAGATCTAAAACTATATTTCTCGATTTTAGTCTAGCTGAATTATAGAATGCACCGTCAATCGTAGATAGTTCGCTCGTGTTGATATCCGCCTTCCCTGGACCAAGTCCTGTGATTCCTCGAACGAGAAACCCAGAAAGCTCCGGGCGTCTCAGATCGAGTTCAATGGACTCGTCACGATAATTAGTAACTGTTATTTTATTAATCATTGACTATACCATTCCTTTCACAGCCGAGAGTTGGTTTTTGGTTTGTCTATATATCTCGATTCTCGACAGGGCTTTAGGGGAGTTATTTATTTGTGTAAAACTAATAGATCCACTACCATTTTGACCTTTTTCGTTAACTTCCGATTGGGTGTTGATACTTGGTAGGTTTGCATTGACTGACGCTACGTTTATACCTTTAGTTTTAGATAACATCGAACTTAAAGTTACATTTCCACTTTTTACGTCTGATAAATCTAAAACTGGTCTAATTACCGGGGTTGTATCCATGTTATCGTTAACAAATTCTCCAATTTTAGTTATGGTCTCTCCTAATTTTCTTACGGCAACAGTTCCTATATCGGTAACTGTTGAGAACGCGACTGAAGCGTAATCTTTCATACCAATAGCTAGACCTAGTATTGAGAATTTACCAACCTCTGCAAACTTTTTAGACGGAGATTGAACCGCTATAGCGTCTTTTGCTGCTTGCAATGTCCGGAGCATTATACTAGCTGCGGTATTAGCTAGGTCTTGAGCTTTACTTTCCATTCCAATCTTAACGCCATCCATTACATATTTACCAGTAGCGTCCCAATCTGGCTTCTTAAGTTCGTTTTCGACGTTAGTAGCCATTACCCCGACTCTAATTTCGGTTTCGGTGGCTAATGCTCCAACTTCATCAATCCAGTTCTTCTTAACTGCTGCTATCTTCCCAGCCGTACTAAGGGCTAGAGCGTCGACGTTTGTATCGTAGGTAGTCTTCAACGCTTTTAATGCTAAATCCGAATCGGTAGTAAGTTTCTCTATCTCTTTAAGTGAGTCGGCTTTCATTCCTTCTAACTCAGACAAAGCACCTAACCTAGCTTCTTTACCTTTACGTCTCCATAATTCCACGGTGTATCTAAGTTCGTCATCTGACATATCATTCATCAGTTTGATTTGCTCTAACGAACCAGGACCTAACGCTTCTAACTCATCAACCAAGCCTGTATCTACTCCTCGTTTGGTTAGACGTTCTATACCCATACGATAATCAGACAAAGCGTTTACTTGAGTCTTTAGGTTCTCTATTATGTCGCCTTTAGTCATGTCGTTCTTAGATTCCACTTTGGTAAATAGACCGTATGCCGTATACAAAGCGTTAGTTCTATTAGTAAGAGCCTCTGTATATTTTTTACCTACTTCTTCTATATCTTTTGTAACTTTTTCAGTTATTTCTTTTTGTTTCTCGTAGTAATCATCTTCGAGTTCTAAACGCTTTTCGTGAGCCTCTTGACGAATATCTTTAATCTCGAGTTCTACATTTTTAGCCAATTCGTTTCTTTGTTTAGTTATATCCACCAATTTTTTGTTTATTTCTCTCTCTTGTTGATAATTTATATTTGTCTTATCTCGGACTGTTCTCAGTCTTACTTCTTCCTCAGCCAATGTTTTTGCTGATTGATTCATATTTCGTTGATATCGTATATCTCTTATTTCTTGACTTTTTGCTTCTATTTTCTTTTCAATGTCGGATTGTTTTGTTAATAACTCGTTTTTAACTCTGTAAACTTCTCTATCAGCGTTCTTACGTTCTTCAGTACCTTTAGCAAACCTTAGTTGAACTCTTCCCCAAGCATCTAATTCTTCTTGTAAACTTAATTGGTTGTAATATTTTTTCTCATCAATCCAGTCTACAGATTTTTGGTAATCAGCTTTACGAGCTTCTTCTTCCATTTTGAGCTTTTCCTCTGCTAATTCTTTAGCAGTCTTAACGTCACTAGATCGACCTTTCGAACCAGTTTTCTTTTTATCGTCTCCACCCTTACCAAACGCGGCTAACGGATCGACCAAATTTTTAGTTACTTTTTCTGCTTCTTTCTTATAACCGATTATACTTTTAAGCTTCAAACCCCAGGACTCTAATAAATTATCAGCTTTTTTTGGAGCTTTATAATTTGGATTTTGGAATGGGATTTCTAAAGAACCTCCACTCTTAGAATTAAATCCTTTTTGTAGCGACTCTCCAGTTATTGCCCCCATTAAGAAAGCGTTATTCGCTGCATCTGGACTAGCGGCTTTTAGAGCTTCTGAAAACGACTGACCCGCATTTGTGCCTATTTGCCAATACACCTTAGATGGGGAATTTATCTCTAAAGATTCCTCTGTTCCTTCTTTTGCTGCTTCTCCTATTTCTCTACCAGCTTTTTTAAACTCTTTCTTTTGTCCAGTTATACCATTAAGTATTCCATAAATCATTTCTCCACCAAGGTTGTATAGCCCATACATGGCGTCATAAGCTGCATCCCATAAAACTTGAACTAGAACTTTTAATATATATTCTCCAGCATCTCTAACTTCTTTTTCTTGATCTCGTATAGCGTCGGCTAATCCTATAATCATATCGATTATCGCTTTTGTTAATATTGGTGTATAGGCTACTATCAAATCGATAATAGCGTCTAATAATATCCTTATGAGAGCTACAACGTCTGGAACTAAATCTATTAATTCTCGTATTAAAACTCTAAATAAAAGTTTAATCCCAGGAAGTGTTTTCTTAATCTCTTCTACTAACGTTCTAAAAGCTTTACCTAATACCGGTATAAATGATACTATACCATACCCTATAGCTATAAACCCGGCTAACGCAATATTAAATGCAATAAGACCTAATCCGGCTAACGCTACTCCAGCACCCAATAATACTAAAGATAAGCCTACCGAACTTAATACTGGCGCTATTACCGCCAACATTACGGCAGAACCCCCAAGTATTAACATCGCTCCAGCTAGTGCTACCAAAGAACCTATAACCGCCCAGAAAGGAAGAGCTGCTAGTATTTTTATAGGTATTGTTAGTAAAATTAATGCTCCTGCGATTATGATTAACGCGCCTGCCGAGAATATAACCCCAGCAAGACCTCGCATAGCCATAACTAAAACTGTTAAAGTTACCGCTATTAATCCTAATCCTTTAGCTACTACTTCAAGTTGCATGTTTGCAAATATAGCTATAGCGCCAGCCATAACGTATAGTGAACTGGCTAATACGACTACTCCAACAGCAGTACCTAAAAGATTAGCTGGCATCAGTTTCATTGCCACCGATAGCATACCTAATGCTATAGCCGATACCATTAAACCTTGTTTTAACGTTTCTATATTCATATTACCAAGTATACCTATTGCTCCAGACATTATATATAATGCTCCAGCGAGTAGAGTTATACCAGCCGCAGTTGTCAATAAATCAGTACCATCAACCACTGCTGATAATATCATAACAGATGTTAGTATTGTTAATATGACTCCTAACCCCATCTTTATTTCTTCCCATTTAAGTTTAGATAGGCGTTCTATAGATGAAGAAAGAGCTACGACCGATCCAGCTAAACCTAACATGGCTAAAGACGCCGATATTAAACCTTTAGAGTTCGTAGTTAGACTTTTAGATGCGGCAGTTAATACAAACATTAAACCAGCTATTGTAATTAAACCTGTAGCTACTTCTTTCCAATTAAGTCCTGCTAGTTTTTTCATTGCTGAGGCTAATAGAATAACCGATACGGATAACGCAGTCATAGCAATAGCCATTTGAAACATAGTCGCAAATACTTTACCATTTAAAGCCCAAGCCATTAAAGCCATAGCTGCGGTTACTTCTAGAAATAAAGCCGCTACTGCACCTAGAGCTATTACTAATTTATCGGAGTCTATCCTAGATAAAACCAATATCGCTCCGGCTAATATCGCTACGCCTATTGCTAGGTTTATTATAGTTTTAGATCTTAGATTGTTCTGCCAAGCTCCTAGACTTTTTCTAACCCCATCTAAAGTAGCAGTAGCTCCTTCTAATAAATCAGGTAAACCTTTATTGATTATCTTTATAAATTTTCTAACCGTCATGAAAAACGATGCAATAAACCCAGTCTGTATCGCTCCTAAAATGTCGTCAAACGTTAAGTCTTTCATGTTATTCTTAAGACCGTCTTTTATAAAATTAAAAGCGTTAACGAATGATGCTTTAAACGGATCTAGTAAACTCCAAGTCTTCTTAAGTCCGTCTACAACCGCTGTCCATACTCTCGAAAATGTAGACGTGTTATTTTCAACTGTTGCTCCGGTATTTTGAAAAGACGTAGCAACTTTAGTGTTTGTTTTAGTAACCCCTTTTGCTTGGTTTATATAATCTCGGATTCCTCCGATAGCTAAATATATACCACCAACAAAATTAAAAAGCATAGTAGTTACTGCTTCACCAACACCTCTTAATCCTTTAAATACTTCGACTAAACCGTCAAATAAACCTTTAACGTATCCAGCAGCAACGCCTAACTTCCCCATGGAATTCTTCATTTTTTCTAAAGTTCCAGATACGCTTTGTATTATATAATCTAATTTACTATTAAACGTATCTCGAAATAGACTAACTATGGCTTCTTGACCCTTGGATGTGAATAGTCCCAAAGTTTTAATTATATTTTTTAGAGCTACTAAAAATTCCCCTATAGATCCAGTTATAGTAAGTATTGTCCAATTTACTGGTAACAAAACCCCCCAAAAAGAACTTATAATTCCTACCGCTTGTTTGAATACTGTAAATAATATATCAACTACGGCAAATAAACCGGAAAACGTTCTTCTTAGATTATTGGTCGTTCCCTCGCTTACTTTTAAATTTTCCGTTAAATTGGATATCCATTTAGACATTTCAACTAATCGTTCGCCGGTCAACGGTGGAAATATATCGGTAAATGCTTGTTTGATCGGTTCTATAACTTTACCTAAAAATAGAAATGCATTACCTAGAGCGTTTAATATGGCGTCTCTTCCACCATTTTCATTCCAGAACTTTAACATTTCATTCCTAGCTTTTGCTGACGCACCTACTATATCAGAAAAACCATTAGATATCTCTGTAAATAATTTAGTAGATTGATCTTTATCTCCAATAATATTTTCCCACGTACTAGCCCATCCAGATTGAACAGCTTCTCGCATCGTGTCTACTAATTTAGTGAACGTTGTTACATTAGTAGCTGCCTCCAATAAAGCTGGGTCTTTAGCCATTTTACTCATTACTTTGGTAAATACTTCGCTAGTCAACCATCCTTGCTCAAGTGTTTCTCTGAACGGTTTACTTTTATCGATGACTATTCCCATGGACTCAGCCATCATAACCATTTCTCTTTGTAGGGATTGTCCTCCCATTCCTGCATTTTGTAACGAATTCCAATCCATTAATTTAACAGATCCAGCAGATAACGCTTGTGTCATCTGATAAGTTGCCCCCGCCATTCTTTCAGCGTCAACGCCGTACCCAGCAGCGACATTAGATAAACCTTTGACTACTTCTGTTGACGATTCTAAATCTAACCCCGCAGCCGCAAATTTTGAAGCGTTTTCTGTCATCTGTGCAAAATTATATATGGTTTTATCTGCGTACTCATTTAGTTCAGCTAAAGACGCATTAACATCAGATAACGTCGTTCCTTTGTCTTTAGTATTTGTTAATAACGTTTGTATTGCGTTCATTTTTGTTTCATATTCGTCTAGACCGGTAGTTATAGGATCTAAAGTCAAAGATTTAGCCATCCTGATACCAGAGTCTATTACTCTATTAGTTAGATTCTGAATGGTAGTTATACCCATTATACCTAGGGCTGAGAATTTACTAGTTAATAAGTCGACCCCTTTGGACATTGCTGCTAAAGAAAATCTACCAGCAGTCTTATCTAGCTGCTCTAGACTTTTAGCCGACGAACTTAAATTTAATGCGCGTTTTAATCTATCAAGTGACGATACGCTTTGTTGTACGTTACGTTCAAAACGTTGATTGTTAAATTGCATATCGACAATTCTATTATCTATATTCCTACTCATTTAGTTACCTCCCGCCATATGTCGTTAGCCATCTTATCGAAAACTGGACGAATTATCGGATTTATATAATCGATACCCTCAACCCATCCACCAGTTCCGGTAGCATGTCCGTATTGTAATATAACGGCGATCGGTGTTCCGTTAACCACATTTGTATTGATCCATATTATACTTATTTTGGTTCTATCACGTACTATTTTAAAATCCCAAGAATCTCTAGTCTTTCCTGTCTTAACCGGAGTAACTGATGCTAGAGCCTTTACTCCTTCTTTACCATATCTCATTAATATATCTAGATGTTTTGCTATTATTGCATTATTTAGAAAACGTTCAGAGTTATTGAAGTTTCCTTTATGTTTAATTGTAATCATATTACCGCCTCTTTCTAGAAGAATTCAGCGCTGCTCGTCTACTGGCTGCTTCTTTTTTATTCATTTTAGATGGCGGACTATTCTTTATATTACAAACATTGATCAAAGTTAATAATCTATTCAAATGCCATTTTTGACATTCAAATGGTATATTCAACGCTACCATCCAATGATATATTATCTCGGCGGTAGTTATTTCTCGGTTTAAAGTTTTCTTTTGATTTGAGAAGGTTGTAGCGGTCATAGGATTTGCTATATAGGCGTTTACTTCTTTAATGTTATTATGGGTTAATAGTCCATAGTTAAAACCTTCTTCTACGGAATTAACCGTCATACATTTAATATACTCAACGGTCTCTTCAAGAGATTTTTCTTTGTTAGCTAAGAACGGTTTGTGCCATTTTGACTCCCATTTTGAAATGGATACTAGAGAATGTTCTAGAATTAAAGTTTGCTCTTTAGATTTAATGAATATATTCTTAACCTCATCATAATGCTCAACAGCTGGTATTATAATCTTTAACATATCTCTAGTCTCCTCTCAAATTATTTGTTAAGTGCTGGATGTGTTTGAGGTACTACGTCTTGTGGTATGGAAGGTATTATCGCATTTATGAAGTCCGCTGCTTTATCTGCATCGTTTGCTAATTCTATGAATAGATCGGAGTAAGCATTAGTTTGCATGAAACCATCTTTTAATTCTTGCGATTTTATAAATCTTTTACCATCTATAGACTTCTCGCCATAGGCGTCCAATATAAGTTTCTTGAAAATCTCCAAGATCTTTTTACTATCTTTTTCTGCTGAGATTCTTTCTATAACTTTTTGTAACCCACCTTGTTCGGATAATTCCATTTCGGTGAGTTCTGCTTTAGTTAGGTTAAAATAAAAATCCTCTGTTCTTTCGTTACCATCAAAATCCGTATACGTAATTGTTTTCTTTAACATTTTATTACCACCCTTTCAAATTTTAAAATATTCGGGTCCCCCATTATAAGCGGAGACCCGTTGAGGAGTTTATTAAGCTGTTGCGAAGTTCTTAACTGACGGAGCAAGTAATTGATTGTAAATATCCACTACACCAGCAATTGTAACGATATATGTGGTGCTTGAAGATAGATTAACTGTAGGATCAAAGGTTAATATCTTACCGGTAGCATCCCACGACTTAGTACCAGCTACAATAACACCAGCAGCAGAAGTAACTACTATAGCTTCTGATTGTATTTTATTATTGAATGTCATAACAATATTAGCACTAACATTAACCGCAGTTGCGTCATCAGCAGGAACTATTGATGATAGAGCTACAGCCGATGGTGTTCCAGCAGCAAATAATGCTGAAATTTCTGATGGTAATGGAAGTCTTGGGTCTACCCCAGTAGTGCCATAAAGAATTAACTCTAATGCAGCCAATGCCCCAGCATCCACTTTAGTAGAATCGATTATTACAGTAGCTGTTGGTTGGTGACCACTAACTTCTACAGGTGTTGTATTAACTTCCCATGAGAACGTAATAGCTTCTGGTGAATCATTAATAGTACTATATGCTTTTTCTGAAGGAGAAGCTTGAGCTCCATAAATTATATGTAGTTTATACCCATATTCTGTTCCTTCGACATCGTTACCTAAAGCTGTTCTGTAACATAGACCAAATTTAGTTCTTACTTGTTGTCCGATATACATTCCGCTTTGTAATGCTACGGAACCATCACATACTGCAAATTCATCTGGATACATATAAGCTTCTATAGTAGCGGCGAATTCTTCATTCGACATCAGATTCAAATATTTGATATTGTCAGCGTACAAAGGAGTAGCTTCTGCTCCAGATGGACTTTCAGAGACGCTTATTAAACCATTCCAAGCAATACCTAATGGGTATGCTCCATTACTATCAACTGGATATAAAACACCTTTACTTACCCCAGTTTCATACAGTCTTTCTCCTACACTATCCCATGCTAATTGTGTCATTGTGTTTCCTCCTTTTAATAGTAAATATTATAAACATCGTGATTTAAGTTATCCGAGGTATAATATCTATCATGCTTACATCTCGGCAATATAGCTAATTGTTCTACTAACTGACTATCTGGATTTGGATCTATTAATGTTATTTGATATCTAACCATATGACTATATAAAAGATTATCGGCGAAGTCTCCCTCGATCGAATTACGTTTATAAATAATACATGGATAAGATAGTCTGACACTTTCTGGTGGTTGAAAATAGACGTTCCTAGAGCCTAAAATATTCTCTAACAAAGTTTGGAGACTCAATCTAGACGCCATTATACACACCTCCTATAATAAGAGTCAGACGAGGTCTGGCTACATGTATCTGTGTAACTTTCCACTTAGATCCAATCCATACAACGTATTTTATGTTTTGAATATTGGAGTAGGCAAACGGATCGGCTATAATACTTATTTCATTATTCACAGTTATGTCGTCATTAAGACCTTCTCCTTTTTGCCACCTTTTAGAGATTTTAAAAACATCACCCCTGTATTTTTTCTCCATTACAGTGTCGGTCCAAACGCCTGGAGATGTTTCTTTACTTTCGACATATCCTACCGATCCATAAAACTTTGCCATTTTGATTTTCCTCCTAATTTTCTATTTCAAATTCGTAAACTTGAGCTGATTTTGGAATCGTTAAACAACCAGAGCAACGAGTTTCCATCAAATACTTATGTTGGTTAAAGTCAATATCGAAATCGTCGAATGTTGCGATTTGTCCACCTTTGTCTGCTCCGAAAGTGTAGTCTCTTAAATTTACTTTAATGGCGATAAGTTCTCTAGGATTTTCTCCTTCTGGTGTTCTAGTTTTACCAACAAGAGCGTCTATTTCTTTGATTGCCGATACTCCCATGGCTGCACATAAACTAGCATCCGATTCGTAGATTCTTCTTCCTGTTGTATCTTTAATCCATAACATTTTCATGTGATGAGCATATGTAGTATAAAGAGTTGGACTACCTGAACCTTTATAGTTCTCACCAGACATGGCAATCTCTTCAATCATAGTAGCATAGTCGGTCTTTGTTGATAGCGTTTCTTTAACTACATATAGGTCGTCATCTGTCCAGATTGGTCTGATGTTTTCTTCTGGGATTTTGTATTCGTCTTCAACGGCTCTACCGTCACCAACTAAAGCTGCAATAGCTAATTCGTAATCTAGAAGAGTTCTTAATTGGTATCTTACCATCGCAACGATATCAAAATCGACAACATCGATTATATCGTCTCTATCTAATTTTTGTTTAACGTAGATGGTAGTAGGCGTAGTTACTCTTTTAGCCATCTTGAAATATGTTTCTTTCTTTTCAGTAGCTTTAATATAACCCTTAGCCCTAGCTGTTGCGAAATCCATATCCGCCGTTATAGATTTAATTCTACTGAACGGGTTCTTTCTTATAGCCCCAAGAACGGCACTTACCCATCCATCTTCTCTCTTTAACCAATCTGGGTCTTTGGATAGCGTTTGTGCATCTGGGAACAGAACGTCTATATCCTCAATACCATAATCAACAGCATGTGTTAAAATCGCTTCTTTTAGAGAGCCGTTTTTCTTAGCCGTTTCCATAATGGTTGCAAACTGATCATGAGTTAAAGTGGAAGCCCCAACTTTCTTGTCTTCTTGGTCTTTCTTGTCGAATATGTTCTTCTTCATATCGTTATTTCCTCCTTCTTCTGAGTGGTCCATATTTTTTTGTTCCATTGCTTGAGCAATCATCATGTAGACTACGTTCTTTTGTTTCTCATTTAGCGTATCGAACACGTCTTGAACTGTTTCTTCTCCGTCTTCGTGATCTAGAGAATCATCCTCGTCATCATCTCCATGCGAAAGTGATATACCAGTAAATATGATAGCTTGTGTTTCATCAATATATTCTTCTCCATCTGAGTCGGAATGCATTATATTGTCAATTAACGCTCCAGGATTAGCTCTTGATAAAACTAGACTTACTTCTTTGATATCGCCATGAAGAACATCGTTACCTTTTTGTTTTAGTTTATTAGCATGAATAGATAACGAGTCAACGTCTCCGTGTTGAACTAATACTTTTGCGTTTTTGCCGCTCGAGGTTTCGTTGAACACGCAATAAGCGTATACTCCATCAGCTCTATTTTCTAGAGTAGCATGACCTAATATATTCTCAGGCTTAGAGTAGTTATGTTGCCACACCAATGGAACTTTTTCTCCGTCGTTATGTTTGAATGCGTCTTTCTTAATAACTCGTCCATCGGTGCATTTCAAATCGTTCTTAGTTGCCCATCCAGCGAAATCAAACTTTTTGTTTTTTTTCATTTTTTTTCTCTCCTTCTATTGGTTTATCGTCTACCACCGGCATATTTTTATTTCTCAACTCGTCAGCCCCGGCTTGTTTAGACGGTTGGAATCCTACAATAGCTCTTATATCATTGGATGAGAATATCTCATTCCTTGTAAACTTGTCTGCTAGGTCTGCTAGGTCTGCTATGGTCGTAAATTTAAAAGGATCTCTAAAATATTTAATCGCCTGACCTTGCGTTCGTGCGGTTTTAGTTATAAACGTTGAATCCATACCATCTACCAACGCTCCAAGCAGAGGTTCTACTGTTCTATTATAATAATTCAACATTTCTTGTTCGTTGGCGGTACCATTAAGTACGGCTTCGCTTAATCCTAACTGGCTAAATAACATCGTGGTCAATTTCGTAACTTGCTCTAGTAAATTATTTTCAGCCCGATTTAACTGTGTAATCTTCTCAGTACCATCGATATAGGCT